GAAATTACTTCTGTATATTTATCAAAAGCAGATGAAGTATCTAAATATTCTGCAACATTCCAACAAACAATTCTTGTTGATAAAGATAGTATTGGTAAATATGATAAGGAATCTGGTTCATTCCCAATCAGTACATATGTTGTTGATTATGTTGGTAAATATGGTCAAGATAAAATTGAAATTAAACAAAATGTAGCATTCCCAAAAGTATTTCAATTTGAAGTTGCAGAAAAAGATTTAGAAAAAGGTGCTAAATTACTTGTAAAAATGTTTAAAGCAAAAAAAGATAATATTAATGAAATCACAGTAGAAGGTATTATTGTCGAAGGTCAAGCAAAAGTTAATATTACTCTTGATGATGTACCTGAAGATATTAGAGAATTAATTGAATTAGGTGCTTATACTGAAGAAGAAGCATTAGCAAAATGTGCTGTTGGTAATACAAGAGAAAAGAAAATGATTATTAAGAAACCTGTTATTAGACTTGTTGGCGAAGGTGATGATAAAAAACCTGTAATTCAAAGAACAAATGAAAAATATAAGTTTGAAGATTTAGTATTCTTAAATCAATTGCTTAGTGAAAAAGAAGATAAAAGCAAAGATGATAAGAATACTGATACAAATGATAGTGATACAGAAGAGGAAAATTCTAGTGATTACAGTTTAGATGATTTAGATAAATTGCTTGCAGAAGATGATTAGATAATTAAATAAGAAGGAGATTAAATCTCCTTCTTTAAAAATAAAATTATAAGGAGGATATAATTATTGGCATTAAAGCAATTGATTTAACCAATCAGAAATTTGGTAGATTAACCGTAATTGAAAGAGCAAAAGAAAATATATGTAATAAACCTGCTTGGATATGTGAATGTGAATGTGGTAATAAAATTACAACTAGAGGTTATTTACTTAGGAGTGGTCAAACTCAATCATGTGGATGTTATAGAAATGAAATGATTTCAAAGGCAAATTCTAAACATAATATGAGCCAAACACCATTTTATCATATATGGAAGAATATGACACAAAGATGCAATAATCAAAATCATCAATTTTATAATTATTATGGCGGTCGTGGAATTAAAGTTTGCTTTGAATGGTTAGAATTTAAAATTTTATGAATGATATGTATGAAAGTTATCAATTACATAAAGAAGAAAATAAAGAAGATACAGAAATTGATAGAATAGATTGTAATCAAGGTTATAATAAAAATAATTGTAAATGGGTAACAAGAATTGAAAATATGAATAATACGAGGAGAAATAAAAAATATGATAAAGAATAGAAAATTTGGTAAAAAAAATGTAATTAAAGTAGATCCTTTAGCTTATAATTTGGGTATAATTGGAGAAAGTGGAGTTGGAAAATCAACTTTAGTAAAGGAAGTTTGTGAAAAATTAGTTGGTGAAAATGCATACATAATCGCAAATGTGGGTAGAGAAGATGGTATTGATGCTATTGCTGGAGCAATTTACGAAGATATTCCTGATTGGGATATTTTTGATGAATTTACAGAAGATATTATAGAAAATAAACTTACAGATTACAAAGAATTAAAAGTAATTGTATGGGATACAATAGATGAATTAATTAGAATAGCAGAACCAGAAGCAATAAGACTTTATAATAAAGAAGTAAGAGAAAATCCAAGTAAAAAAGAAAAAAGAGAAGCAAAAACCATAAAACAAGCATGGGGTGGTTATGGTGAAGGTGAAAAATATACAATAGATTTAATTATGGAAAGAATGTGGGAATTAAAAAGAGTAGGAGTTGCCATGTTTTTAATTGGGCATACAAAAAAAAGAACAATGAGTGATCCTGTTTCTGGAATGGATTATGATATTCTGACTACAAATATGCAATATAATTATTTTAATGCATTAAAAACTAAATTACATATTCTTGGTGTTGCTAGTATTGATAGAGAAATTATTCAAGAGAAAACAGGTAAAAAAGATTTCTCTGGAAAAGAAAAAATACAAGGGAAAGTTAATACTGAAACTAGAAAAATTACATTTAGAGATGATAATTTTAATGTTGATTCTAAATCGAGATTTTCTGAAATTATTGATTCAATAGTTTTTGATCCAGATGAATTTATTAAAGCAGTTGAAAATGCTATTAAAATTGAACATGATAAACAAGTTGGTGTAAAAACTATAGAAGAAACTAAAACATTACAAGATTCTGAAAAGGAAAAAGTTGTAGAAGAAATTGCTACTAAGAAAAAAGAAGAAATAGACAAAAGGAAAGAAAATGAAGAAAGAATTATTTTGATGGAAAAATTTAAAATAATGATGACTAATATAAGAAGTGATTCTGAAAAAGTTAAAAAAGTTACTACTAAAATGAAAGAATTAGAATTATCTGCTAAAGAATTAGAAACATCTAATATAGATAAACTTAAAGAATTAGTAGAATTTTTAGAAGTAATTGTTTCTTAAAGAATAAAAATCATAGGAGAGATTATAATATCTCTCCTAATATTATTATAATTATAGGTGATGAATAATGGCAAAAATGACGGAAAAAGAAAAAAAAGATTGGAATGAATTATATCAATATATAAAAATAGAAATATTTGAATATGATAAATCCCAAAAATTACCTTCATATATGGTATTAAGATTAAAAGGTTTAAAAGAAGGTAAATTTATGGCAAATAAAAAAATTATATCTATGGCTAATTATGAATATAATCATATTTTATATACTTTTAAAATTAATAAATTAAAAATAAAGCAAATAGTTAGGTCACAAGATTTTAAAAATGAACAACATAAATTTAATACTATTATGATTATAATTGAAAAAGAAATCAATGATGTTGTTAATAGATTAAAACAAGTAGTTAAATCAGAAGAAAAGATTGAGAAAATGAAATTTGAAAATATGACACATGAAGGTGCAGAATATAAAAATAAAAGTATAAATAAAATACTTAATAATGAATTAGAAGAATTATGGTAAATGGATGGTGTGTTGATGGCAGAAAAAATAAAAAAAGAATTAAGTCCTTTAGAGGTCGAATTAATAAAATCAAGTAAGAAGGTGCAAGAATATAAACTTGCTTGTGAAGCTAATATCGTAAGTATCCTTTACAAAAATCCAGATTTATACTTTACATATGATAATCTAAATATAAAAAGTTTTACAGATAATGTATGGAGAGTTTATTTTGCTATAGGTTATGATATTATTGTAAAAGAAAATAAAAAAACATTAGATGATATTACTATTGGTTTATATTTAGAGAAACACTTGAAACTAAAACAAAAATATGAAGAATATGGTGGTTATAACACCATTGATAAATCAAAAGAATATATCAATATTGATAATATAAATGGTTATGTAAATGAATTGCATAAATGGAATGCAGTTTTACAATTGTTGGCAAGAAGATTTCCTATTTATGATAAAATAAAAGAATTTGTAGATATGAATGTAAGTGATATATATGATATGTATGAAACTCAATTAAATCATATATTTATCAATGTTGAAGGAGAAATTAAAAGTCATAATTTATGTGATGGTATACATGAGTTATTAGATAAATTAGATAAAGGTGAAAATGTAGGTATGCCTTTGTATAATTCTCCTATTCTTAATAAAGAAATTGGTGGAAATTTACAAGGACATATAACTATGCTAGGTGCTTTAAGTGGCGTAGGAAAAACCACAACAACAATAGAATTAATTTTACCACAAATATTACATTATAACGAACAAATATGTATTATGATAAACGAAGAAGATGAATCAAAATGGAGGAAAGAATTAATTACTTGGGTAGCTAATAATGTATTTAAAAAAGATTTACAAAAATATATTTTACGTGATGGTGGATTTACAGAAGAACAATGGGAATTACTAAAAAAATGTGCTGATTGGATTGAATTAAAAAAAGAAAATAAAAATATTGTTATCATACCTTTTCCAAAATATACAGCATCATTAGCAATAAAAACAATTAAAAAGTATTGTTCATTAGGATGCAAATATTTCATATTAGACACTATGAAGGTATCTGCTGATAATAAAAATGAACAACAATGGCAATCAATGACCAAAGATAGTGTTGATATTTATGATACAATTAAACCCGTAGGTAAGAATGTGCATATTTGGATTACATATCAATTAGGGAAAGATGCTACTAAGAAAAGATATTACACTAATGAATGTATCGGTTTGGCAAAGAATATTGTTGATGTTGCATCAACTAATATAATGATTAGGAAACCCTTTGATGATGAATATGAGGGAGGAAAAGCAGAATTAAAATGTTATAGATTGGAAGGTAAGAAAAAGCTCACAAAAATTCCTTTCAAATTAGAAAAAGATAAACATTATACAATTGTTTTTATTCCTAAAAATAGGTTTGGATCAACAAATGAATATCAGATTATAGCGGAACATGATCTTTCTAGAAATATTTATAAAGAAATAGGTATAGCAAAAGTTCCTATGGATTTTTAGAGGAGGATGATTAGTATAGGTAAATTAATTAATTTAACTGGACAAAGATTTGAAAGAATAATTGTAATTAAACAATTAGAAAATAATAAATATGGTCAATCACAATGGTTATGTGAATGTGATTGTGGAAATAAAAAAGTTATAAGAGGTTATAGTTTAACATCTGGAGATACACAAAGTTGTGGATGTTTACAAAAAGAAAGATTAAGTAAATCAAAAAAGAAATATAATACATATGATTTATCAGGTGACTATGGTATAGGATATACATCAAAAGGTGAAGAATTTTATTTTGATTTAAAGGAATATGATAAAATTAAAGATTATTGTTGGAGTAAAAATAAAGATGGATATTTAGTAACTAATATAAAAAATAATATAATAAGGTTGCATAATTTTATTTTTGATAAATGGGCAGATCATATAAGTGGTAATATAATAGATAATAGAAAAAACAATCTTAGAATAGTTGACGATTATCAAAACACTCAAAATGCAAAATTAAGGAAAGATAATACATCTGGCGTAAAAGGTATTGATTGGGTAGAAAAAACGCAACAATGGAAAGGTCGAATTCAGTATAAAAATAATAGAATTTATTTAGGATGTTACGATAATATTGAGGATGCAATATTTATTCGTGAAATAGCAGAATTAAAACTATTTGGTGAATATTCGAGAAGATATTTAGAGTTAAAAGAAAAATATATAAATATAGATTTAGACAAATATCATTTTGAATAAATAATTAAAAATAATCCCATGTAAGGTAGGTGATATATTGATATATGACAATTACTGAATTAAAAAAATACATATATGAAAATAATAAAATAGAATATATTCTTGAACAAATAGGTTGTCATCATATTAAATATCATAATAAAGGATATTATACTTGTTCAAATAAAGATGGAGATAATAAAACAGCAATAAATGTGTATAATGATGAAAATTTAAACTGTGTTAATCATACAAGAGATATAGGTAAACATGCAGATTTAATTACTTTAATTGGTTTTAATATGAAGTTATCATTTGTAGATAGTATTAAATATTTACACAAAATTTTAGGATTAAAATACGATT